CAGTTAAAGGGGATGCTGGATCTGCAAATAGAGTTTATTCCTATGGATTTTCTCCTATTGCAAAAGATACTGACAAAGAAAATGAAAATCTTGCATCTAGACACTTTGCCTTATATGGTGGATTTAAATCAAAAACTCTTCAAACAATAACAACAACATCAATTAATTTCTTAGTATCAAATCTTTATGGTCTCCAAAAAGGAGATGTAATACAGATTGGAACAGAAATAATGTTAGTTACAAAAGTTTCTGGTGGTGAGATTTATGTAAGAAGAGGAATTTTTGGAACAAAAGTTCAACAACATTCTAATGGTTCTTCAATTAGAAGAATTCAATCAGTTCCAATTGAAACAAGAAGAAACTCTATCATTAGAGCATCTGGTCATACTTTTGAATATGTTGGTTTTGGACCAGGAAACTATTCAACTGGTATGCCAACAAACCAAGATAGAATTTTAACTGATTCTGAAGTTTTAACATCTCAGTCTTTAGTCAGCAAAGGTGGTGTTGTTGTATATACTGGAATGAACAGTGATGGAGAATTTTTCATTGGAAAAACTAAATTTGATGCAGTGACTGGAAATCAAACTGATGTTGGTGCTCCAATAGAAAATGATGGAGAACAATCTACAGTAGATTCTCTAGATATCAACTCTCTTACTGTAAATGACATTATAGATGCTTCAACAGCAAACGTAACAGTTGGAGATCTTACTGTAGAATCAGATTCAGCTTTTGTTGGCATCACAACTTTCCAAAATAATCAACCAGCAACAAGTGTATCTCTTGCATCAGTCGTTGTGGTTGGTGGTGTTGCCATAGGTGATGATTTAATTGTTGGCAATGATGCTAAGATTGATAATGTTACTGTAGGATTAACCTCAGCTACAACAATAGATACTGCATCTGACAATTTATATTTAAATTCTGCTGGAGGAACAGTTAATATAACTGATAACTTAGGCGTAAGTGGAGATGTTAGAATTGCAGGCATTGTTACTGTTACTGCTCCTTCCACAATCAATGGTTATGGAACAATTCCTCTTGGAGGAATTATTATGTGGTCTGGAACTATTGCAAGCATTCCAACTGGATGGTCACTATGTAATGGATCAAATGGAACTCCAGATTTGAGAAATAGATTTATCATTGGTGCTTCTGTTGATGTCAGTGGAGAAAGTAGAACTGGAGTTACTGGTTCTAATACAAAAACAGGTGGGACTAAGGATGCTATAGTTGTTGCTCACACTCACAATTTAAGTGGTGGCAGTGTGACTGGAACTTTCCTAACTAGTGGTAGTGTTGGTACATCCCAACAAGGAAGATCTAGTGGTGGTGCAAATGCTGTTACTGGAGTTTCATTCAGTTCATCTAGTGCAAGTCCAGTGTACACAAGTCCAACTGTAGATCAATTTGGTTCTGGCGGAACTAATGAAAATCTACCCCCATACTATGCATTAGCTTTTATTCAGAGAACATCTTAAGATCTTATAAATAAATCAAAAGGGGGATAGTGGAACCCGATGCCATCACAAGAGAACTATTTTGTAGTTAGAACTGGTCTTGGTGTAGGAACTCAAGCATTATTCGCAGATGCTGTAACAAGAAGAGTTTCTATAGGTAAAACATCAGCAGATTACAATCTGGATGTTGTTGGGGATGCATATATTGAGACAGATTTAAGAGTAGGTGATAAATTAGGTGTTAATGTCGCTGCTCCTAATTTTGAATTAGATGTAGATGGGACTGCTTATATTACTGATGGTCTTGGAATTGATGATGATCCAGGTCCTAGTAATAAATTTAAAGTTAATATAGTTGGTTCGGAATCTGTAGTCATAACTGGTCTTGGATCCGTAGGTATTGGTTCTACTATTCCAAAATACAGTTTGGATGTCTTGCAAAATGCAAGAATAAGTGGTTTTACTTCCATGAGAACTGCCACAATTGTGGGAGTTGCTACTATAGGTAATGCTTTAATTACTTCAGAAACTGTTGGAATATCCACTATTGGATTTGCCACAATAACAGATCAGATTGTAGGTGTTTCTACAGTTGAATTTGCCACTTTACTGAATGCAAATGTTTCCATAGGAACTATAGGTGTTGCATCTATAACAAATGCAACTATAGGAATATCTACTATTACCTATGCAAACATTGTTCAAGAAAGAGTAGGATTATCTACAATTACAACTGCTGGCATTTCTACAGCAACAATTACTGATGCTACTGTTGGATTCGCATCAATTACCAATGAATTTGTAGGAGTATCTACAATTGGTGAGGCATTAATTGATGTAGCAGGAATAGGAACAGCAAACATTGGGTTTGCCACTATTACTCAAACTCTTGTAGGAATTGCAACAGTTGGTGTTGCTTCAGTAACTGATTTATATGTAGGTTTTGCCACTGTTGGATTTGCTTCAGTTACAGATGCTTTTGTTGGCATTCAAACTGGCAATAGTCTTTATGTTGGGTTTGCGAGCATAACTCAATCAGTAACTGGAATTGCCACTGTAGGGATTGCTACTATTGCAACAGAAACAGTCAATACTTCTACAATTGGCAACTTAAAAGTTATTGGAGTAACTACAACAGGTGCTCTTGATGTTGGAATTGCAGGAACAGTACTATCTGCTTCTGAATCTTTCACTAGTGAAGAAGTATATGGAACTATTGGAACCGATTTTAAAAAGTTAATTCAACCATTAGTTTCTATTGGAACTGATATTCCAACTAGAACTTTAGATGTAGATGGTGATATTAGAGTCAGGGGAGAAATAGTAGATAAAGATAATAATGTTGGATTTGCATACTCTGTACTAGCATCCAAATATAACATCCCTGGTAGATTCCTTGATGCAGCAAATATGCTGGTAAGGAATAGAGAATTCATTGCTAATGAAATTGTAGGATTTATTACTAGTACAGATGGTCCTTTTGGATATTATGGTCCATACTTTGATTATGGTACAGTTGGAGTTGCAACTGGTAGAGCAAAGTGCAGAAGAGATATTGGATACATTATAGATGCTATTGCTTTTGATATTTCAAAAGGTGGAAACTCTAAGTCTGTAGGTGCAGGTCTTTCATATTACACTGGTGCAACTTTAAATTACCTAGATGATTCTGCAGTAATCCCAACAGGATTTACCACTGGATATGTTAAGCAAGCAACTCTTGTTGGTTTCAGTAGCATTTCAACTCTTGCAAGATATGTAATTAATAACTCAAGACTTCCAAAGTCTTATCAAACTCCCCCACTAAATGGTTCATATGCTGATGCTGCTAGATTAATTAGAGCAAATAAAACTTTGATCGCAGAAGTTGCAGTTGGTAGAATGCTTGCCAACTTCTCTGGTTTTTCAGTCCCTGGAGGAAATCAAGAATGTATTGATGACATTATTGCGGTTCTTGATGCAATCTGCTTTAACTTAGAGTTTGGTGGGAATGATAAAGTTTATGATGCAGCAGAAATTTATGTAAACAATGCCTATCTTGCTGGTGAAGAAACTGAATCAATTTATGCTTTCAATCAAGCAAGAGACATGGCAATTCAAGCCATGCGTAATGAAGCAATTACTATTGGTGGTTATAGTGCACTGTCTCAGTACATTGATAATACTGTAATTGGAGATCAATCTGGCCTTGCTGGTGTTTATATTGCTGGAGATTGTGCTGACCAAGCATCAGCAATTGGAACATTCTTCCTGATCATTACTAATGCAATTGGCAATGATACTCTTCCTGCCACCAGAACAATCACTGGCATTGCAAGTATTGCACAACTCTTTGATACTGAACTTCTTCCAGATGGAGATAGCAACACCAATCCAAATGCATGTGCAAATGTTTATTCTGCTATTCATTCTTGTGTAGGTATTGTTACCACCATCATTGGAACTGGGTCAGCAAGTGCTCCAAAAATCAATAATCCATATGGAGAATTAACTTGGCAACCACCAGGAGCTAAGGTAGGTAATGAGTGGTTTGTTGCTAAGTATGGCAATGATAGCAATATTGGAGATACTCCAGGTGGTGCATTCTTAACAATTAAGAAAGCATGTTCAGTTGCTCAACCAGGAGACACGGTTAAAGTTTTTGCAGGACTCTATGTTGAAGATGGTCCTATTCAAGTTCCAGAAAGAGTTGCTGTTGTTGGAGAAGATTTAAGAAGAACTCTTGTTTCAACCAGAGCTCAAACAGATCTATATCATGTAAGAAGAGGTTGCTATATTTCTCACCATTCTTTTGTTGGGCAAG